TCGGGTGGATTCCGAACCGCAAATCCGAGGAAGAAACCAAGCGCAAGTTGGAGGAAATCAAGCTCGCCATCGCGCAGGGACAATTTGAGATTGACAAGATGAAGGTGGCCGCCGAGCAGGTTATCCAGCAGGCGTTGCTACAGATCGAGAGCCTATCGTTCCAACTGCGGCAGGCCGTTGCCGCGACCAAGGCCGGGCAGTTCATTATTTATGGGTTCGGCGGGATTTCCATTATCCAGCTATTTTTTAACGGCGTCATCTGTCCGTTTTTCCCGACGCTGACCGCGATGCCAATTGCCTCCGAGCAATGGTATCTCCTTTTCGGCGTAATGGGGTTGGAGAAGCTGCTGGAGTTCAAAACGCGAGGAGTAAAACAGGAGGGATTGAAATGAACATGGTTAAACTTTGGCTTGCGTCCTTGCTTCGGAAGGTCGTTTTCGGGGCATCTCTGGCATGGTTGGTCGCCATTTTCAAGGACAGCGGCGCGACCGAGGCCGACATCAACCGCTGGATCGAGATCGCCATTACACTGCTGCTCATGGTCGGCGCGGCGGCCTGGACTGCGATCAAGGAGTGGCTGGCGAAAAGGAAGGTGGGGAAGGCGTGAGCGACAAAGACTGGCTTCAACAGATCATAGATTGGATTCTCGGAATCTTCGGCGGCGATGACGATGACGCGCCCGATGTTCCGCCGCGCCCGTTGCCGACCGTGCCCGGCGAGATGGTGGGCTGGGGGCCGACCTACTGCTGGTGGCAAATTGACCTTGCCGACACCGAGACGCTCGCGGCAGCGATGGAAACCGCTGGGCTGAACCTGTGCCCGATTGAGCTGTTTGGATTCGGGCGGGACCGCTGGTGGAACAGGTTGTCCGAACTTATGACGCTGTTCCACGACCGCTACCAGATTTATACCCGGCACGGTATTCGGATTGACCTGAAGCTCGTCAATTGGAACTGGGGCGAAGGTCACGCCGAGAACGGCGACATCCACTCCTGCGACTCGCGCCTGAATGACGCATGGTTTCAGGGTGTCCTCGACGCTCTGAAGCCCTACGCTGACGGCCTCATACTCCAGGCCTGCTCCGAGTGGGGGCCGGGCTCGCGCAACGGCGAGTGTTGGAAAAAAGCGGAGCGTTGGTGCGATATGGCGGCGCGACAATGGCCGGGGCTGAAGTCATGGAACAAGGGCGCGAACCCTGACTCCGCTCCAGCGGGGCACATCCTCGACTACCATGTCTCGCGTCTCGACGGGCTGGGGCCGAAGACCAACAAAAACCGGATTGTGACCACGGACACGAGCATGATTCTGAACACGCTTGGCGGGCTCAAGGGGCACATGGGCAATCACGGCAAATTGCGCGAGTTGGTTCGCGCCTGCCGCAAGCAGGGCTGCGGGTTCAGCGGCTACACCTTTTTCGACGCTCTCGACCTGCCGCAGGATTTGGCCGCGATTGATGTTATCGGCCAGGCGTGGCGGGGGTGACAGCCTCTTATGCTGCAATCGCCGCCGCCCTGCGCGCAATTCTAAGGGCGGACCAGTCCGTCACCCCCGCCGAACGCATCCGCCTTATAGTGCTGTTTCTGAATCCCATCATTCATCCTTTCCCCCTTCTTTGACGCATAGCGCGTTGTTCTGCTTACGCCATGTTTTCAGGGCGTCGTTGAGCAAGCAACGGCCCACCCAACACCCTTGCCGGTAGTCGGGATGATACCCCTTACTGCGGGCTATCCTCGTCAATTCACGCCGGACCCGCAGAACAAGAGGGTGCAGCGTACATTCGTTCCGCTTCGCTTCACTCATGCCGCTGACCCTCCGCTCGGGCAGGTCGGAGATGGAGAACGGTTTTCCAAACCCGGTCATTGCCTCTCCTTTCCCTTGACGCATAGCGCGTTGTTGGGGCTACCATCCCGGAGCGTGCTTGCCGTCACCGCTGGCCCCTTGCAGTGCGGCCTGAACACCAGCACGACCATCCTCATGCTCGTCTCGCGACCGGCCTCGTCGGCAAACTTCGGTCTGCCGCGCATGTAGCGGATCTCCGACGCCCGAAGCGCGTAGCGGTGCCACCAGTCAGAATCGTGGTAGTTGCCAGGTATGATCACGACCACGGTTGCGCCACGCTGGGCTTCCCTCCACGCCTTCTCCACCCATCGGCCTTGCGTGGCGTCGAACGGTGGGTTGCACCAGCAGACGCCCTCCCACGGCTGGGCAAGCCCATCCGTTTCGGGCGTGAAGAACCGGGAGCATTGCGCGTTCCACGGCAGGGCGCAAACGTCCGTCTGAAAGCCGAACTCCCGGTTCAGCGTGCCGAACAGGTCCGGCGGCGTCTTCCATTCGATCTTCATTTACCCTCCAATCCAAATCCAGAAGCCCCAACAAGAGGCTGCACGGTACGGGCTACCGCCCGCCCGTGAGCCTCGGCGTTCAACTTACTATACACGATCGCTGGCCTTGCCCATTGCCGCGCCCACCGCATCCATGACGGCTCCCGTTGTCCGTTCCGATCCCGGTACAGCATCGCCATCGGCGTGAATCCAGCATCCAGCGTTTCTCTCATGCGCTTCTCCGCTCCTTCCATCGTGTCCTTCGGCCAGCCGCACAGCACATAGGCCGACAGCACATGGCTGGCCGTAGTAAATCCAGCCTCGCGCAACATCTTCCCCGCCTCGCGCAACGGTTCCAGATCGTCGGGCGTGTCGTAGGCGAAGTAGAGCCGCTGCGGTTTCAGCTTCCGCAGCTCCTCGCAATGCCAAGCCTTGAGGATCTTCGCTTCCAGCCCGCCCGTGAACTTCGGGCGTTCGGGTTGCCGCGCCAGCATGGCGAACACCGCCCGAACATGGGCCTCCGAGCAGGCAAGCAGGTTGTCGTCCAGAATGTCGTACCCGTCCTGAATTGGAAGCTCCCGCACCGTGCCGCCTTCGCGTTTCCAGACCGAGCAGAACCAGCACTTGTTCGGGCAACCCCTGCTGGTGATCGTGTAGCCCTTCCGCACGAACCGCCCCGGCGTGAAGTCCTCTCCCTTCGTCATCAGCGCTGGACCGCCCATCTGAACAGGCGCGACGAACTTCCATTCCGCCGCCAGCTTCTCCGCAAGAGGCAAGTCCCAAGTGAACGCTACGGACAGATGAACCTCGTCGGCCTCGTCGAACAGTCCCGGTCCGACGCCGATCCTCACGCCATCATCATCCGGCGTTGCCTTTGTCCTACGCGGAAACACTCTTATCACCCGTTTCATTATCAGCCATTTGGAGTCGAACAACCGGGTGCAACACTACGCACGGAAGCCGTGCGAGGTTGACCCGTGGGGTGCGTTGGCAATCAAACCACGGTCTAGCGGCTCTTCTCTCCCCGCGGACGGCGTAGTATGGGGTTGCCCCCTCCACCGCTCAGCCGGATTGCCAACAAATCGTTTCACAACTACCTCGCTTCGCTCGGAGCTTGAGCCCCGGCGTTGGGCGATATGATCTTCGCCGCCTCAACCGCCTTCTGCGCCCGGTCCTGCCATGTTCCGATGTGGCCTGGACACAGCGCCGCATGGATCTCGTCCAGTTGCGCGACGAGCCACCGGCAGTTGATCCCCAGTTGGTCTGCCCTCCGCGCCTCACTCTCGACCTTGGCGAGATACTCACGCTCACGGCTGCTCAACATTCGCCAGTTACCGTCGTCGGGACGCCCCGCAGAAACTGGAGGGCATTCTCCATTCGCTTCGCTCATTCCGAAACCCTCACTTCCTTGTTGGCAATCATGGCCTTCCTCCTGTTAAACTGCCTTGCCATCTTACACCTCTTGTTTTAATGGCGGGGTAAGTTCCCGCTCAAGCGCAATGAAAAAGTCTCCGTCCCGCTTTACGATCTGCGCAGCTATCCCGGCGGCAGTGAGTCTTTCCTGTTCAAGTGCCAGCCACTTCGCCCACGAGACAAATCCATATTGCGACTCGATCTTCGTGAAGGGATCGTCCCACTCCGTTATCCGCACCATCGTCATGTTAGCCTCGTTGTTCCACTTTGGTTTGCAGCGTGGAAGGTCTTGTCACCTGCCGCTAGAAGGTTCGCTTCGTGCGTCACAATCAAGAACTGAATCCCGAGCCGCTGGCTGATCTCCTTGAGCATCATCGCTGCCTTGTCCTGCAAGTCAGCGGAGAGGAAACGGAACGGTTCATCCATGATCATTACGGCGCGAGGTTTGGGACGTTTCAAGCTCCACAAGGCAATGCGTAGCGCAAATGCCGCCACGTCTATCACGCCTCCACCTACCGCGTCCATCGGGCTGAGCAGGTTTCCATTCTCGTCCTGGAGCAGCAGGTCAGCTTCAGATCGGTTGCGACGGGTCTCGAACTTGAGGACCATCTTGTATGGATTCGGGAACACGGCTCCCAGTGCAAGCGTGACGAGTTCGCTGATGTGGACTTCCAATTCCTGTTGAGTCAGCTTTGCAACCTGCTGGATGATCTCCAGCGCACGGGCGATGTCTTCCTGCGCTTGCGTTAGCGTCGTCAGCTTTTTCTTCGAGCAGGCAAGTTCGGTCTTGAGCTGATCGCGCCTGCCTGCCTTCCGCTGAAGGTTGGCGCGAAGGTTATCAAATGCGACGCTCATTTCTCCATCTCCTTCTGGAGCGCGGCAAAGGACGCCTGCATATTGTTCCGCAGATGCTCCACGTGCGCTCGCATGGTGCCCAACTTTTTTTCAGCCTCCTTTGCATCCGTGGTGTGAAAGATTTTTTCCATTTGCTTCATCAGCGAGTCCAGCTCGCCTTCCGTTCGCGCCTTCTCCGCCTTCAAATCGTCCAAGGTGCGCTGTAGTTTGAGTAACGCCTGTATTTCTCGTTCATTTTTCATCACCTACCGCCTTCCATGTTATCTCCTCGACGCCGGATCGCTCCTCATTCTGTTTGAAATGCCGCTCAAGATTCTTCTCGAAGGACAGCCGGTCTTCATACTTTTTCTGGGCGCGGGAAATGTACGCATCCATCCGCGCATCCCTAGACTCCCGCTCGACAGCGTGATTGGCAACGATCTTCACCACGCCTTTCTCAACCGGGAGTGGGATGCGTTCGATCATTCCGTCATACCACCCATACACGGCAGGCTCAAAATAAGCTTGATCCGACGTCATCCGCAGCAGCGATCCCGGATTTACCAGCCAGTTGCCAGCGGTGAATTGTTGATGGTTGTCTCCGGTGAGGATTAGGTCATATTTGCTGAACTGCTTTTTCATTGCTCGCGAAGGAGATGCTTCCGCGCCCGGCCATGGCTGCAATCTTTCACAGGTCAGGTGATGCCACAGGAGCACCTTCAGCAGGTTGTCGTCAGAGGGATTTTCCGCTTGCTCCCCGAAGGCATAGCCATAGACCGTTCCGAACCGATCCCCTGCCCGCCGCAGGAACGCCCGTCCGCCGCCAGACAGGACAGTTATCCGCCCCGCTTCCTGAAGGGTGTGCAGCCCCGTCTTGCCAAGCTCCGCGAGGTTGTGTCCCGGAAGGTCGTGCTGGCCGGGCACGACTATCGTTTCGTCGGGCAGGTACTTCAGCGCCAGACTGATCAGCCACGGAGACGGTTTCCAATGGTCGAACAGGTCCCCGGCGTGAAGGAGGATCGCCTGATGTTTTTCACACAGGGATCGAATGAAACGAAGCTTGTTTTCCATTGCTGCAACATACTCGTCTCGCTCACGGCAGGCGGGGATGTCGTCGCGTAAGTGCCAATCGCTGGTAAGGATCAGCCGATACGCCCGCACAGGGGACACCGATCTTTTGATTTTTCTTTCCATAACTCTTCCTGTTTTTCCAATGCGTTCGCGGTCTGTTTCAGCCGGGCAGCTACGCAATTCACCTGTTGGAGGAGGGTCGAGGCATCGTCAAGCTGTTTCTCCTGCTCGTTGAGTTCTCCGATTACATTTTTCAGCGAGTCCAGCCCCGTTTCGATATTGGAAAAGTCTGTGCGCAGCGACGAGATGCGAGCCTTTACCTGCTTGTACTCGTCCAGAACCTCCATTCCAGATTCGGCGAGACTGTCCAGCGCATCCGCTTTCCGCTTCTGTTCCGCAAGCTGATCTGCTCGCGCAAGCCAGTCGTCCAGATTTCGGAATTCGGAAAGCTGCAATTCAAGCTCACGCCCGTGTTGTACTTCCGCGGTGAGTTGCGTTCGGTTGTCCCGCGCCATGCGATTGATGTTTACGAGGGTACTGTCGATCTTGTCCAGGTCGGCTACTTCATTCAGCGTGCGAGCAACCTCGCCGGGGCTGTCCGAGAGGAGGAACGGCGGGTCCATCTGCGACTGCCACGAGAGGTCACTGATGTTGAGGGTCTGCTGAACTGTTTCCGGCACCCCAGTCCCGACGGCGTTCCACTCGCTGACCTCCAGATTTTTCGTCAGGGTGTATTTGCTCGGGCGGTGCGTCAGCAGGGACTCGTCGTCCAAAATGACGCTGACGCTCGTGGCGTCCTTGCTGCCCCACGACCGAAAACCATCCCCGAGGGGTCGGTTTGTCGCCAGCCATTTCAAGGCGCGGATGATGGCGGTCTTGCCGCTGTCGGACTGCCCCGTTATCAGGTTAACGCCGAGGTCGAGGTCAAGCACCGTGTCCGCATGGCTTTGGAAATTGTGGATGATGAGCTGTTTAATCATCGTTCCTCGTCCTCCATCGCCTCCATCCGGCTTTCCAGCCAAGCGGCGTCTTCCGGAGTTAAACCGCCCCACAGGCGGGGCGGGCGGTATGTCCCCGGCTGCCGATAGGCGTTCACCTGATATTTGATTTCCCGCACCGTCCACGGGGACAATGCCATCCCCGCGAGAAAGAAAAACATAAGTGCAAGTGCTTTCACCTATACCTCCTTGATTACCATTTTTCCCGACGCGCACACTCGGCCAATAGTAGACTGTCCGCATCCTTCTGTTTTCTGATTTCAATCGACACGCAAGGAAACAGCCGGAGTCCAATTTCCATGCTCGCCTGTTTGAGTTCCGGCGATCCCTTGATTCCCTGCGGAAGCATAACCTTCTGCCATTGTTTGCTATCCACAAACTGGACGGCCAACCCCTGATTCTCCAGCGCGATCAAGGTCGCCTCAAGGGCGCGGAGTGCGGATGCCGTGGCAACGAACCGCATGGGGTTCACCATCGGTCGTTCGAGAAACACCCGGATTCTTCTGACGTCGTCTTTCCCGTATGCTGTGATCAACGACGACAAAAAAGTGTTCAGAGCCGGGACATTGATTCGGTGAATGTTTTTCTTGGTCTTGGTGTAGTCCTGCATTTCAACAACGGGCATTGCGACGAACGCAACCAGCTTGCCATAGGCATTTATCACTCCTATGCTGCCGCTGACTCCGTTGTCGATCCCAACATAGAGGGAATGTCCGCATTCACCAATGTTTGCTTGCGAATTCATTTAATGCTTTCCCCTCATGCTTTGAACGATCAATTTGTTCCGATTCTGAAATCCGTTTCCCGAAAAACTCACGCGCCCACCGAACGATTCGCCGCAGGATTTCCATTACCGAACGCCTCCCATCTGCGCCAGTTGCTTTCTGATAAACACGATTGAAAATCCAAATCGCTTAACACCTCTCGGATTTTTCCCGGTGCCAGCGAGTCTTGCTTTAGCTCGAATTGAGGCGTACCTGCGAATGGCAGCAGTACGAGGCGGGCATTGCGAAATATGATGTCGGACGATAATGCAATGCTCCTCCACTTTTTGCCTGATACTGGCAACTCGTCCTTCAGGAACTTGATCGCAGTTAGCTCACCCACGCCAGGGACGCCGGGAACGCCATCGCTCGGACATCCGGCAATGGCTTTGACCGCTGGCCACCGACCGGGTTTAATCCCGTATTTGAGGAAGAACGAATTGCGAGTAACAATTGACGCTTCCGGCCCTGCTGTGATTTGGCATTGACGGTGCCGCAACAATTGATAGAGATCGTGGTCGGAGGAAATGATCGTTGTTGGAATGGCTGCATATCTCGCATCTCCGACGACAGAAGCGATCAGGTCGTCTGACTCGTATCCCGCGCAATGAAGCTGATTTGCAAATCCCATCGCGGGTAAAATCTGGTTGCGCAAAGCATCGAATTGGGCATATATCGCCTGTCGTTCTGTTTGCTCCGCTTCTGTTTGGGGCTTGCGCTTCGCTTTGTACTCCGGGAAAATCAATTGTCGTTTGCCACCAGAATCCCAGCAGAAGACAAATCGGGCGTCTTGGAATCGCTCGAACAAGCGCAGTATTGCCCAGACGAATCCGAAGGTGATTCCAGTTGTGACGTTTCCTTCCTTGCCCGCCATGGCTTTCAGCGCATGGAAGGAGCGATATCCCAACCCGTTGCTATCTACGATTATCATTGCTGTTATAGAATCCTAGTTTTTCGGTCGGAACGGATTTGACTCTGCCGGGAGATTCGGTATCGCTGCCGCCGCGCTGGTCAAATTGGAATTTTTTGCGTTTTTTGGGGCTGTTCGCACGGGACAATGCCCGCTCCGAGAACGGGTCTTTTTCAAGGTCATCATCTGGCAAAATTGCCGTTCTGCATTGCGGGCAGATGTCGTTGAAGAATTTCTTCAGAACGGTGCGATAATGACATTTAGGACACCAAATCATTTCCCCTCTCCTCCATACTTAGGTTTCCGTTTCGTTTCCAATTGGTTCTCAATCCCATTCCATACCTTTTCCATGATCTGGTGGAGTCGGTCTGTCCACCCCTTGCCGTCAATGGCCTCCACGAGTTTGTCCCGGAACAAGGATACCTGAAACTCATGCGCGTCTATCCGTCCGCTTCCGGTCTTCTGCCAGTGTTTTTCAGATATCAAAAAGTCCACGCACGCGCCCACGTCGTCCACGCCGTAATTGTAAAATATCGGTAGGTCAATTTCTCGCACCTTTCCATTAAACTTGTTCTTGGTGATTTTGATCCGGCTCACGATTCCGACATTCCGTTTCTTGTCATTGATGCTGGTAGTCAGTTTTTGGGCAACAGCGAGCCAGCACTCGTAGCTACAATAAAAGTAAAGTGCCTTCCCGCCCGCCCTTGTCTTCCGCTGGAACGACATCGGGTCTATGTTGTCGCGGGTCTGTGAAATAATGATAACCAGCGAGTCGGTCTTCTTAATATCTGCCGCGATCAGACGCAAGAGGATGCTGGCCTGTTTGGCCTTTTCCATTCCGTAGGTGCCCTTGGCTTCCTTGCCAGACTCATGCGCCTTCTGAAGTTCCTCGGCGTGTTTCAGCTCCGCCTCGGTTGTCAATGCATCCAAGCTGTCCTGGATGTAGATGAAAGGCTTGTCTCCCTTGAGCAGTCGCCGGAGATTGCTTTGCAGGCCGGTCAGGGTGGCAGAGTGCCGGGGTTCGTCCGGGTCAAGCGACGGCGGGAGAATCCGGTCAGCGGTCTTCTGTCCGAACAGCTTCACAAAGTCGAACTCGCAGGCGGCCTCGGCGTCGTCGTAGACCAGCAGATAATTGTCAAAGCGGGGATCGTGGGCGGCCTCGGCCAGCAGGGTCAGGGCTTGAAATGTCTTGCCGCTGGAGCTGTCCCCGACAATGTTGGCAATTTTGCCGGTCAGGAAGCCGCCATCGGCCCGGTCGGACAGGGCGAGGTTTAACAGGGCCGAGCCTGTGGGGACAAACAGGTGGTCTTTGTCCGGCTCCGGTTTTTCATTCGCGTGGGCGACGATCTGCTCGGTGATTGATCTGTGTATGGTGCGTTTCATATTTCATTTCCCCATGAATCCCACCCTATTGTTTCTTGGCGAGCGAACAATTCAATACGAGGCAGATCACCCATTAATTCTACGATTCGTTTTTTTGCTTCTTCTGGTTTTTTGCTATGCTCTTCAATTCTTGAAACAATGACCTGATGAACTTTGGCGGATATTCTTTTATTTTTTCCTTTTACAAACAACAAGCAGTCTTCTGAGTTTGCCCTTGTCCAATATCCCTGTCCCCAAAACAATGAATCTGATACTTTATTTTTCTTTATCCAACAGAACGCCTTTGTTTTATATTCAAAACCCCATGCCTTGCCTACTTCAAAAGCTACTGGTAAAAAGGCAGGAGTTACCCATAAAAACAACACGCAGTTTTTTGCTGTTATTTTTGGTACCCATAAATTGCAAATATCGTAGACAGACATAACAGGATAGTGCTCTGGTTTTCCATTGGCTAAATCTTGTCGTGAATCATAACTCCAAGGAGGGTCGGCATAAATAATATTGTATTTTTTCATAAAAAGATTAAAGTCAGTAGGGCCGATCCGGTGGGAACGAACAGGTGGTTCTTGTCCGGTTCCGGTTTTTCATTTGCGTGTGCAACGACTTGCTCCGGAATGGAACGCGCACGATTGATTGTTCTTGTTGCCATTGTGTCCCTCAAAAATGCGACCGTTCTTTTTCACCTCTCGGGAACGGTCAAGACCGAGCCCCAACCAGCAGGAGACCGCCCGCTGGAATTATCGGACAATCCTGCGGAGTTGCTTCTTGGCGGGCTTTTCCTCCACCGGCTCGTCGTCCTCGTCCTTCCCGGTGCCACCGCAGATCGGACAGGTTTTTCCTTTTCCCGTTTTCCCCGTACCGTCGCAGGCGAGGCAAACGTTCGCGGCAGATGTCTCCGTTTCGGGGAGTTCCTGCTGCTCTGGCTTTTCATCGTCTTCTTTTTCTTCCGGTTCAGTCTGCTCAACGGGCTTGGTCACGCGCCGAACAGCCTTGACCTCCTTCTCCGATTCCTTCTCGGGTTCGTCCTTTGTGGTCGTTTCGTCATCGCCCGATCCCGCATGAAAGATTTTCTCAATCTCCTCATAGGACATGATCTTCATTGCCTTATCCAGATCAATCGTCGAGTCAATGGTGTCATCGTCGTAATCGTCCCGGTCGAGGAAGTCTATCCGAGTGGCTTCCACGAATTTCTGTTTGCCCATTGACTTCTCGCCCCACCGAACCTTGAGGGTCTTGCCCCCCTTGAGTTCGGCAAAAGCGGCGATATCGACATCCCCATTGCGTATTTCCTCTTCCAACATTCGCCCGAACAAGAACGAGCTGATGTCCAGAATCTGCACCTCATCTTTTCCATTCTTGAGGACGACGTTAAACAGCTCGCGTTCCTTCGGACGCAGGGCCTCCACGATTTCCTCCCCGACATCCGGGTCCTTCTTGAGTCGCTGATGCTCCTCGCAAACCGGGCACCGCTTGCCTATCGTACGGGGGCAGATCAGAAACTGTTCGTCCGGCCCGATGTTGCGGTGAGCGAGATAAGTCCGCTCGTACCACAACTCCCCCTTCTTGACTTCCGGGTGAGTGTCCACCGTGACCCGGTACGGCAGGATGTCGAACTCCTCTATTCCCTTCTCTGGCTTGTACAGGTCTACTCCCTCCGGCAAGGACAGGGTGCTCAATCCCCCGGTTTGCCTGCGCGTCTCGGCACGCCTGCGCACACGATCCCTCATTGACGACGCTTGTTCCTTCATCGTTTCCCTCCCTTTCTGTTTTTGAACTCGAACCAGCTCCTTGCGACACCAAGACCGGCGAGACGAGCCGCGATATAGACAAACACCAGCGCCAGCAGGAACATGCCGAATCCAAGGATTATCATTCTGGCGGAGGTGCCCACGTTACTCTCCTTTCCGCATTATTTTCCGCACCTTGTCCCGCGCCCCGTTGCGCTCTGCCTCCTTTGCCCACTCTGCTCCGATCTCCCTCGGGACGCTCGGTCCGGCAAAGTAATTCTGTCCCTGCAGCCGCACAAGATTTTCAAGCGCTGACTTCTTCTGGTCAAGTGCGCGGACGGCGGCAACGATTACCTCAAGTTGGTAACGCGCCGTGTTCAACTCGTCGCTGAGCCTTGCGTGTTCCTTGTCGAGCAGGATCACGGCTTGCACGCTGGACTCGGTGATCTTCTCCAGCCCGAACGAAGCGGGGTTAGCGCGGATTTTCAATCCGAGACCGGCGTCATAGACCTCCAGCCGCTCCTTCGCCCGGTCAGCGATGTCGCGGGCGGTGGCCTGCTCCACGCAGTATTTCCCAAACAGGGAAGCCTGCTTGACCCACGACACGTCGAGAGCCAACGGGTCAATTTCCACGTCCTGTTGCCAGTTCAATTCGCTCATGGTCTTTTCTCCTTTCATTATTATATTTCTTCGGCCAAAAAGCTGAAAAGATTTATCCGTTGATTGTTTGATATGCAGCCATGACCAATCCGGCCTTCCCAGTATCAAAAAAGTTTTTCTGGAAAGCATCAAGTAGGAGATATGCTTGCCCGTTGTCCTTTGACAAGAGGATTGCGGATGCATACCCGAGTACCGCACGCCGGACTTGTTCGGGTTCTTGATCTATTCCTTTGATAATCCGGGCAACATCCCGCCATGGCCGCTTGGCCATCAAGGCGCGGCACAATTCAATGGTCTCGTTCTGGTTCGCAGCCTGCTGCTTCGCCGCTTCGAGCATATCAGCGGGGTCCATATTGATAATCTTGTCCAGAATCGTCAAAGCCATGCGGGCGGAGCCAAGCGAATCCTGTATGATTTGGTCAATGACTTCTTGGGACAGCGCAACCCCTTCTGCCGTGCCAACATTGATCAGCAACCTGCCCATCGTTTTGTCGTCCAGCGGCTTGACATCGAAGGTGACACAGCGAGTCTTGATTGTTGGGAGCAATTTTTCAGGATCGGTGGTGGCTAGGATAAACCAGACATGGGCCGGGGTGTCCTCCAGTGCTTTCAGCAGGGCGTGTTGAGCATCCTTGCTGAGCTGGTGGCATTCGTCAAGTAGCCATACCCGACAGGGCCCGGACATAGGTGACAACGTCATTTGCCGGAGGATGTCACGCACGGAGTCAATGCCCCGGAAATCGGCCGCATTGTTTTCTACGAAATCAAATTGTCCGACCTTCAATCTCGCCGCTACGATCCGGGCCAGCGTGGTCTTGCCGCAGCCTGACGGCCCGGTGAACAGCAGGGTATGAGGCATCTCCTCCCGCTCCATCAAGGACCGGAGAGACTGAACCGTTTTTTCATTCCCGACGAAATCCTTCAGCATTCTCGGCCGATATTTAACCGCCAGACTTGTACTCATTGTATCTCCATCGGTTGTTTATCCCGCCATGTTTTTCCTATGGGCGCGACTTCCGCTTCCACTTGCATAGGTACGCAAATCCACGGCCAATGATTACGTATATCGTGACACATTATTCTTCTGGCCTTTTGCAAGACGATTTGTGTTTCGTCAGGATGAAAACTGAACTCTATGCTGTCGTGAATCTGGCCGATGATCTTGGTACGCATTTCGTTTACTGTTAACCATCGGTGGATTTGGATCATGCTCCACAGAACGAAATGAAAACCCGTCCCCTGCCCGGGATAATTGCAGACTTCATTTTTTCTCATCGGGCCTTGACAACGAAATCCGGTCAACAAATCAAAGCACCCCTTTTTCAAATAGGATTCATACCAGTCCTGCTTCCATGTGGCATGAGTAGGAAACATCTCCTGCCAGAACTTGTCTTCCACTTTTTCAATATGGTTTGTGAATTGAGACAAAGTGACTATTTTCAGACTGCGCAAATGATCTCGCAATTTGATTCCATCCTCGGTGGTGAGATCATACTCGTCAATCGCCTCCCACATTGCAGGCGCGATGTTGCCAAAATAACTCCCATAGAACTCGGCGAAGGTAAACCCGTTCTTGCCCACATATCGAATCTTTTTTCCGATCTGTTTTGCCTTGAGCTGAAAACACATCATGGCCACGTCGCGATGCATATCCTTTGTCGGATCGGAAATGTAACTGATCAAATTGGGATCCTTACTGTAGCAGGCATTGCTGACGACCTCGTTCCCTTTGTAATCTACTTCTCCGAACTGGTGACCAGATTCCAACGGGAGAAATGCTCGACGGATAATATCTCCTTGAAACGGATCGCGCACGGGTTGATTCTGAAAATTCGGATCGCTGCTGCTACTGCGAAATGACAGCACCGTGTGCAGGTGAAACGACGGGTGAAGAAATCCTCCGGTCTGTGCCTTCAGAAGACCGAGTATGTAGGTGTCTTTCACTTTGAGGATTTTTCGCATCCGCAAAAGCTCGTTTGTGAAAGGAGTCCCGATTTTTTTCAATACGGCATAATCAACTGCCGCATGGCCCTTGCGCGTTTCCTTGGTCGGCTTGTGCCCCCATTCTTTGAACAACATGTGAGACAACTGTGTAGGGGAAGTAAAACTAGTCTTGTCCTTGAACCGAGATTTCCATTCCCGCGCTTCCTTTGTTCTCCAAAGACTTTTTTCCACTTCCAGTATTTCTTTTTCCAAAGCGACATATTGTTTTTTAAGGTATGAAACATCAACGCGAATGCCTGTTCTTTCGATGTCAGCAAATACGAGGGTACTGTCTAACAACAGCCTTTGACCTGCGATAGAAAGTGGTTTCATTGAAATAATTTCATTTGTTTTTGAGCGAGTTGAAAAGTCCAGAAGGCGTCGAGCGCATTGTACCGCAACAACTCTTCGATTGATTGAACATTCGCAAATGGGATATCGTTTTCAGTTTCTTCAAAGTCAATTTCTTTCCCCCAATTCTCTACGCCGAAGTTCAGGTATGCTTGATGCTTCAAACCGCAGATACCCCGCCGATTATCCGCGAGGTGGGCGGCGAGCATCGTATCCCATTTCCAACCTTGCGTTTCTGTCCCGAGGCAATGCGCGGCCCATTGATGCTCGAACTTGATATTGTGCCCTATCTTTGAAATGTCTTTCGCTTGCAATATCAGCTTCCACTTGTCCGCGAAATCATTTGTCATTGCCACGGAGCTGCACCATTCCCCGGTGCTGATTCCGAGACTGACTATCTTGTGGTCTTTTTGTCCCCACGGACGCAGGCCGGTCGTCTCATAATCAATCGCGATTTCCATTCCCTTTTGGATAGTCCAATCATCCAGAATAGTCGGGATCGGCGCGGCAGGAAAAGGTTTTTTCAAATGCGTCAGGGCATTTTCCAAATCAGCCATGAATATCCGTTCTTCTATGGAGACATCCGATTCAAACTTGCCACGGATGGCACGGCCGTGCTGACTTCGCAGTATGTAGGAAGGATGAAACGTCGGGCATACCCACGCCTGCGCTTTCTGATCCGGTATGGCAAACCCTCGCCAACGGCCTATTGCGCCGGGGGATTCGATTCTACTAGACAAAAAACTCTCAACCGCCACTTGACCCAATAGCAGGATCAGTTTGGGCGGTTGCGCTGCGATCTCGTTCCAGATATAAGGTTGGCAGGTGTCAATCTCCTGTCGTATCGGGCGGCGATTGCTAGGCGGTCGGCACCGGACAGCGTTTGTCTTGCGGCAGTCACGGTCGAGGTCAATCCCAAACTCCTCCAGAGCCTTCCGCAACACTTGTTCAGCGGGGCCGATGAGTTGTGTATTTTGCTTGTCCTCTTCCTGTCCGGGGGCTTCTGCAACAACCAGGATTTTCATTCGCCCCTGTCCGGTCACTGGTATCTTGGGGGACGTCCACCCCCTGCTGAGCTTGCAGATACCCCCGCAGGAGAGGCTACTCTGTTCCTTGTGGAAAAAGCCCTTGGTCATTCCTTTTCTCCGACCAGCTCCATACCCCAGTTGTCAAAACCTTCCTGTATGGTAAAATTAGATTTTAGCTTTGGTTTATTATTCTTGAACGGGTGATAGTTTACCTGGTGCTGCCACCTACCCCACTTGCGAGATATTGTAGTTACATCTGGATGCTGGTCCTGCAAAGACTGGGCCATCTTCAAGCGACCATCGCCTTTGTATAGTTCCTCCATATTCCCACCTTTCATGGATAGAGTAGCTATTTTATGAGCTAGGAAGGCGTTGAACAGGAAAGTACACCATCCGTCCTTCAGGACGCGAAGGGATAAATCAGTATCCTCGTTGTATTTTCCGCGCCAGCGGTACGGGATGTCATTCTGGATGAGGATGCAGGAGTAGATTCTCGTGTTCATGTAGTAAGGAGGGAGCACTTCTTTTCGGCAGGCAAACGTGAAGTAGTTAAAGCCTGCAATGGCGATATTCTCATACCTATCCACAAACTCTTCTGCAACCCGGAAGATGGTTCCGTCTTTCACGCGTATTTTGAGGTTGTTACACAGCCGGTAAAAGTGTCTAATGTTATCGTCTAAAATCCAGTGCCGCGCTGCTCCTGTTTTGATGGAGTGCTCCCACACCCAGTTTCGCGCAGGGATGGATCCTTTTCCGAGGTTACTGAAAG